GAAATCTCTTTGCAGTGTTCGTTCAAATTCTGCTCTAGTACCTTTATTAAATGCGCCTAATTGTGGCACATCTATTTCATCACCCACACAGGCTAGTGAATCAACTTTTGTTTCAAATATGAAATCTTGTAACTTCTCAACATTCCTTTTGTGATGGAATGGAATTTGCAAATCTGGAATTATGACAATGCGTTTAATAGACTCACCTTTTTCTTTTAAGGTCTATCACATCACTCCATATCATATCAGTTTTTGTTTGTAGTTTTGTCAATTCAATTTTCATGTCATTCATTTTGTCCATAAGTGATGATCCACCATTTGGGAATAGTGTTTGTTTTATTTTGGTTTGCATCACCACTAGGCGAATCATCAAAACCATTATAGTTGCAGTGACACTTGCAATTGCTGTTATCTCGTTGATTGTCATTGGCGTTTGTACCAGTCAGGATCATAATCTGAATCTTCATCCCAGTCATCATCCTCTGGTGTGTCAGCGTACTCAAAGTTTATTGATGCAAAGTTGATCATGCCGTAAGCCTGGTATTCAGGCATCTCTGGTGATGTAACTGTAATCATCTTTTTGCGTTTTCCATTGTATGTTTCCAATAAACAAACAAAGCCAGTAACCAATTCACCTTTTGCATGTGCTGCATTCATAACTTGTATAAGTGCATCACCAAACACATCAGGTATTTCAATCTTGTGATCTTCAGACATTCAAATCAACCCCATTCAGTTTGTTAGTCCAACCAAGATATTTGTAGCCCCATCTTTCATTGACTTCTGTGTAGTAAATCTTTCCTACTCTGTCTTTGACAGGTAGATCAGTATTCCACACATAGCCAGGTTTAGAAGATTGAATTGCCACATGGCCAAACTTGCCACCTTTCCAAAAGTGAGTTGCCCCAATAGGTGCTTTCATAGGATCAGTAAATTTGTTTTTCTTAGGTGTGTTGTTCCAGGCACTTATTGCGCTTGGGAACTTTGCAGGTATTTGCCAGGCTTGTCTTACAGTTTTGAGACACATGCCTTTGACACCACTGCGACCAGATAGATGTGCTACTGCCATCCATTGATCAGCGTCTTTGCCTGACCAACCTCTAGTGTTCGTTGTTTTCTTTGACATTTACTTTTCCAAATTCGCCATCATTAGGATTTAGCCATCTTAGGATGACTGGTGCAACTGCACCGATTCCGGCTGATAGCAACATTTTTGGATCAGTAACTCCTGCTAAGTAACATGCAATAAGTCCTGCAAGAAATGATCTTGCCCAGGATGCTGCAATGGCTTTGAAGTTTGTCATAAAATGCTTGCCAATTCTTCTTTGGTTAAGCCAGCGATCTCTGCAAGTTTTTTGATAGCAGATTCGCGTGCTTCTTTCCTTTCGGCTTCCTTGGCTTCAAGTAGTGCTGAGGCTTGTGCTGTTGCTTCTCTGTCTGCAAGGAATGCTTCTCTATCTGCACCTTTAAGTTCAATGATTTGGTCGTCAATACCAATAATAATTTTTTCAGTTGCCATTAGTTTGCCAATCCATAGACAGAAATTGTGCCAGTAATAGTGCCACTAGCAGGATAAACAGTAAATCCATCAACGGCTTGTGTTGCCCTGTAACCTGAAGCAAAAGTTGTTAAACCACTTAATTCAGAGTTGTAAGAGTTACCATTTAATCTTGGTTCTGTTTGAGTGTGTCCTGCAAAAATTGAATAAAATCCGTGACCTGTTGCTATTTGGTTTAGAGTTGCTGTTGTTGTAGCACCAGTACCATTACCAGAAACAACGCCACCAGTTGTTGTGTTCGACCTAGCAAAATAATAATTTGAAGCAGTAATGTCACTTCCCGAAGCACGCCAACGCCAATTAAAATTTTGAGTATTCAAACTACAAACAACTTTCATCTGTATCATATAAAATTCGTATGTTGCACTAAATACTGAATTTATTGATTGACTGGCTACTGCACTAAAACTAGTTGTATTTATCAAGGTTAGACCGGATGAGGCTGTACCCCATTCAACATCTAAATCAGTAGCAGAAGTCTTTTTTAATACCTGACCTGTTGTGCCACCTTTGAAATCAACAAAGGCTGTATCTATATCTTGACCCAAAGCAGCGATTGCTGTTGCGCCATCTTTGACCAGATCAGTTGATTGAGGAATATCCCAACCAAAGTTTGTTGTGGTTGTTGCCATGTGTTAATTAACTCCTAATAAGGCGTCTTGCCATTGTAGTCCTGGGTCTATTGTACTCCAGATTTCACCAGCAAATACATCTTGCCACGCCACCGGCACTGCTGAGAATGTGAAGTCTGAAACATTCAATGTGAGTGTAGCAGTGAACCTATCAATATTCCATTCCCATCCTTCAATGTAGCCAAAAAATTGACTTGGAAACAGAAGTGCTGGAAAGTCTGTCACTGATACTGGCATACCAAAAAATACACCTACAAGTGCATTCAACAATGATTGTGTCATAGTTGGCGCATCAATCTGGATTTTGATTCCTTGGATAACTGGCTGAGGGTAAGCATTCAAAAGCACAATGCGATCAGCCAAAGTTTCGGCATCTGTTGCATCTTTTAAGAATGTTTCAATTGAAGATGTTACTCTGCCGTACTGGCTGATTGAATCTAATTCCTCTGTTTGGAATGAGGCTGTTGGGTCACCATAAGTAACGATTGCGTCATTGATGACATCATTGCGTGATGTTGTGACATTAATTCCATCTGCAAGAATAAAGTTTTTTGAGATGTTGATAAAACCATTTGCGCTGACATAATCTGATCTGTGGTCTTGATCTTGATAACCAATGCCACCGGTTGTTGTTTCAAAGATAAAGCCACTTCCTGAATCTGCAACTGTTTGAACATAATTCAAAGCATTGATTGCACCAGGGTCAGTTGTTGAATCAAACAAATCATATGTGCCAGGTGTGTCAATTGCTGATATATCAACACCAAGAAGATCATCCCAAGTTTCAGTTGTGTAATCAGTCCACACTTGTGTTGCAGGTAGTTCATTCCATTTGAGTCCAAAAGTGTCAGTGATAACTGAGACAATCCTGTCACCATCTTTTTGTTCTGTGTATCCAACAATGTTTGCTTCTTTAGATGCAAGTTTTGACAACCCACCGGATGCACTGATCTGTGTGATAAAAGTATTTGTTGTTCCGGCATCAAGCACTGAAACTGATACATCTGTGATTGTGCCTGTAAAAATTGTTGTATCAACACCAGTGTAATTGTCTAGGGTAATTATTACTTCATCAAAGATTTCAACATCAGTGTATGGAAGATTTAAAAAATCAATTGTGGCAAAGCCTGCTGATGATTGTTGTTGTACATCATCACGACCCATGCTGATTTGTACGCCCTCAAGCGTGTAATTCGTTACGGCTGTGCCGTTAATTTTAACTGTGGCGTTTGGTGACCAAGGCATTTGTTACCTGCCAGGGATCATTGGTTTGACAAACTTATTGACAGTTCCAGCCTTTGCAGCGTTGTTGATTGATTTGACCACTGTGTTTGCTTGCGCTTTAGAATTGGTTGCACCAACATTAACTGTTTGATTTATAACTGTGCCGTATTGTCCACCGGATGTAGGTTCGCCTCTGAATCTTTCACCAGCAGATTCAACTCTTGCAAGTATGCCTTGCAACCCAACAATGTCCAAAGTGCCACTAGTAATGCTTCCTAATCTTTTTAAGGCTTCAAACAAACTATTAACTGCATCAACAAGTTTTGTAATGTTGTCTACAAATTTGCTGAATTCTGGATTAGCCTTTCCTGAACTTTCACCAGTCAATCCAATAGTTTCAGCCAAATTCCTTAATGCTTCACCTAAATCAATTCCGGCTTCATAAGATGAATTCAAATTATCTTCTAAAAGATTAAGATTTCCACCTGCTTTGATAGTGGCTTCTCTAATTGATTCTTTCCCTGTTAATCCATCAACTAATCCTTGAATGGCTGGCACAACTTCTGCATTAACAAATGCAGCAATTTTTTCAAGTATTGGAAGTAAAGAAGCACCTAATGATTCTTTGGCTTCACTAACTGCAATTTGAATTCTAGCCATTTTGCCAGCAAATGTTTCTGCTTGCACTGATGCTTGATCTGCAAAAGTTGCAGATAGTACTTTTACAACTTCATCAAAATCTTTTGTTTTGACAATTGATTCGTCTAGTGGTACACCCAATTTGCGTAAGGCAAGGAAGTTGCCATCATAGGCTTTTCCTAATGCTTCTGTTACTGCTTGTAAATCTTTACCTGTTCCAGCACTTATGTCTAAGGCTAAACTTTGAAGTTTTTGTGCTTTTGTAATGTCTTGTGTTGATCTGACAAGTCTGTCTAGTGATGGTCGCAATTTGTCGTCAGTGACACCAAACGCCAATGAAGTTTTTGTGATGTAATCTTCTACGCCTTTAACCTGGTCAGCACTTGCTTTGGTCACATTCTTTAAGGTTGTTTCAAGTGACTTTTGTGCTTTTTCATCTTCAATGGCTGCTTTAACTGCTGACACACCTATTGCAAATGCTGCTGTGCCAACTGCTGCGCCAAGTGCCAAAAATGCTTTTGCTGCACCTGCAACAAAACTGCCAACCTTATTTGAAAAACTTTCTGTCTCAGTTTTTGCAGTGGTCAAACCTTTAGTGAACTGTGCTGTGTCAGCAAGCAGTTCTAATTTCAACGATCTAATGTCAGCCATTATGCAATCCTACTTTTCCACTCGCGTCTTATTCTATCAACTTGTTCAACCCATTGCTTGGTTATATAAGGCTGCAATGCTTTAAGTGTTGGAAAGATAAAATACCCGGCATTGCCTCTGCCCTCGCGTGGTGACCTTTTGTCAAATTGTCTGAGGCCAATATAACTTCCAGATTTGCGTTGTCTTTGAATGTTATTGTAAGCACCAAATTCTGTTCCAATAATTATTGCACCAACTGGTGTTCCTGATTTAAGTTTTGAAGTTCCACCACCAATTGTGATGACTGGTGATTTACTTGATTTTGAAACTTTGATTGTTCTG